AAAACCTTTTGCTTGAACTGCTGGCCCTACAGGATAATAATGTTGTACTCTAATACCACCTGATGTTGTTGCACCAGATCCTGTTTCATTAGATGGCATTGTAATGGTTATTGTTGTAGAAGTTGGTACACTTGTTACCATAAATTTTTTATCATTAAAATCAGATGCACCAAAATTAGAATTAGTTATTGTAGAAAAACTATCTAACAATACAATGTCAGATGCACTAATACCATGATCACTACTAAATGTTATTGTTACAACTGCTGATCCATTAGTCGTGCTAAATGCGCTTGTAAGAGTTGTCGTAGTTTTAATAGGGTGTATGTCATAATATGCACCGCCAGAGTATGCATATAAAATTCTGTTTGTGCCAATAATAGCATATTTTCTAGCAGAACTATTTACAAAGTGATGAAGACCACGACCTGCGCCTGTAAGATTATCCGATCCTAATTGTGACCAACCACCTATTTTTTCAGGTGTACCATATCTAAATCTAACATTATCACAGTCTATCCATTGACCTTCTGCACCAGTAGGTGTGAGTTGTTTATTAATTCCTGGCTGAAAACCTATCTTTTGTAACATAATAAATCCATATATAGCAAATTTATTACTTTTTTAACAGAATAAAAGCACGGGGGTGTGGTTGTGGTGGACCCCCGCACCAGTCTATTTTATAGACTATTTTTTAGATGTAGTCAACTTAGATCCTTTGAACCAAGCTGGTAAACCTAGTAAAGGTCTTTTATCTAATGCGTTTTCTTTAGCAGTTTTAGAACCTGCTTTATTATAATGTAAAAATACTTGTCCACAGTCTTTACCTGTAAATTCTTCTCTCCAGTGTTCTAGATCACAACCAGAATATATTAACATATCACCTGGTTTTAAATCTACTTTGATACCTGCTTGACCTGTTTTACCTGTAGGATCAAGATATATTGGCCATGGGTCACCACCTAGATTTAGTGTTGTAGATATCTCACATGAATATCTATCTTTGTGTCTAGCTAGCACATCACCTTTTTTATATATTCTTGCATAAGAATATGTTTCACTTAATTTTAATTTAGTATGTTTTTCCATTACAGGTTTAACTTCTTGTAATAAAGTTTCCATAGCAATGTCACCATAATGTGAATAAGTATTTGGAACTTGATCGTCATTCCATACACCCCAATATTCTGTAAAAGGTGAAACGTATCTTGAATCAAATAATACTCTTGCAACATTTCTTTTGTTTAAGAAATATTTATATACAAAGTCTGCTAACTCTTTTGAGATAGCTCCTTTTAATACGCTATATTTATTTGTTTTGAACGACATCGTTTTCTCCTTTATATTTTAATACTGCATTTGGTATTGCCTGACAATTCCAATGTATAAATCTAAATGGTTCATAACCCATATCAGTTACATACTGATGTGGCATGTATGATGGAAAGAATATCATTTTACCAGGACTGACTTTGTAATTAATTTGTGTAGATGCATATGTCACATCCATTTTATTTTTCTCAGGTAAAAGATTCATTAAGTTACCTGGTCTTGGATCTTCAAACAATGGCATTGAAGTTGCCTCACTAGCTTTTAAAAAATAGAAACCAGATATGTGACCATTCCAATGTGTATGTAAAGTATGATAACCTGCACCTTTTTGTGCAAACTCTTGTACCCATAACTCTGTAATAAACACAGTATAATTAGTTAAATCAAAACCCATTTCTACTAATAAATTGTGAGCTGTTGCTCCTACATAGTTTTGTAATTCTGCAAAATTTGGATCACCTATCAAAGATGTTGAGTGAAACACATGTCCCATATCACCTTTGTTTCCAAACTTTTTATTTCTCTTATCTATTGTTTCTTTTAAATTTTTCTTCGACGCTTCAATATATGGATCAGATGCTTTGTTTAATGATTCAACAAAACCTGGTTCATCTGCATACCAAATAGGACATTTAAATAAATCTTCTCTTGCTAATTGTTTTGGATATACAAGAGGACTTGCTGGTTGTTTTACTTTTTGTTTTTTAGCTTTTGCTTTTTTCTTTTTCATATTCTCCTTTATCAAAAATAATTAAAATTAATATTTACTCTTCTATTTTTATCTGTGCATAAACTACTAGAATGTTTTTTACTAGGATTAAAAAATACAATTCTATTAGCTTTTGGCTTTACTGATTTATTCTCAAAGTAAGTCAATCCATTATTATCATTAATATAAAACAAACAACCTTTATGTGAAAAAGGATAATCTATGTGTGCCTTATGTATTTGTTTTTTATTTTGATTAAAATATAAATTTGCTTTTATTCTCACAATACTTTTACATTCTATTTTTTTTAAAAAATTATTAAATAATTGAAAATAATTACTAGATATTCCAGGCTCAATATAAAATGTATGTGTAAAATAACAGTAATCTTTTGGATCTTTCTCGTTTGTTATTTGTTCATTAAAAAACCAAGGAAAATTATTACTCATAAGAATAGAGCTTAAATTATTAAATTCTTCTTTATCTAAAAAATTATCTATTACTTGAATGGCCATCCTAAATTCCAAATCACCAAACTATTACGTTCTCCACTTTTAACTGGACACACTCTATGCCACACAAATGAAGGAAATACAACTAAAGATCCTTTTGGCAATATTTCTTTACATTTTACAGGTTTTCTTTTTTTATCAGGATCTAGATTTCTAAAATCAAATTCCAACTCACCACCTTTATAATCTTTTGGATCTGATAAGGTTACTGTTACTGATAATTTTCTAATTTTACCATGTGATGGATCGTTAGGTTGTTGTCTTATATATGGTCTATCCCAACTATCACAATGCCAATCATAGTATTGACCTTTTTTATATTTTGTAAACTGACAAGATTCAGAATAGTTCCATTCAAAATTCCAACCTGCATTTGCATTTGCTTGATGAACATAAGGCTGTATTTCTTTATATATCCATCTATCATTCATCCAAACAATATCTGAATTTCTTTTCTTTTTTAAATCCTTAACTTGTTTTTTATTTAAATTTTTTCCCTCACCATAACCACCAGTGACTGCCATTTGATCTCTTAACTGATGACCATATTTTACAATGTCGTCACAAAGTCTAGCAGGAACTGCTGATTGAAAGTACCAATAATAATTTGTTAAATTCATATATCTTTATGAACTTAATATAACATTTCTTATGAAACTGTCAATGTTCCTGAAACTGTAAATGTAGCTACTTTATTATTTTGTGGTCCTACACATGATGCAACTGAGTTTGTACCAGGAGAAACTGCTACTCCTGCTTCACTTGGAAATCTTACTACAACTATTCCAGAACCACCATTACCTGCATCTGCGCCTCCATCACTGTTAGCACCACCACCTCCACCACCTGTATTAGCTGATGCACTTGGTCCAGGACTACCAGCTCCTGATGCACCTGGTGCTCCTCCTCCAGAACCACCACTTCCTCCAGAACTACAGCCCCAACCGCCTCCACCACCTGCTTTTGAAATAGGCGATCCTGGAATATGTGTGGTTGCTCCTGCTCCACCATTACCACCATTAGAATATGGTTGAGGACTAGTTGGACTATCTTGACCTGCTGCTGTTGCACCACCACCACCTGAACCTGGTCGGTCACCTCCATCATTTCCTTGCGGAGGACTTACTGGTGGTGTGTTACCAGATCCACCTGTTGAACCTCCACCACCTGATCCACCGTCTTTTCCTACAGATGGAGAACTTTGATTACCACCACCCCCTCCACCACCTGTAGATGTGATTGTTGAAAAAATTGAATTATTTCCGTTATCACCTCTAGTATTTGCGCCACATCCACCTGATCCACCAGCACCAACTGTAATTGAATAATCTCCTACTTCTAAAGTTAAACCTGTTACACCGCTTCCTAATGGTGATACTGTATAACAACCTGTATTACCGCCACTAGACTCTCTAAATCCTCCAGCACCACCACCAGAACCTGAGTCACCTGATGAACCACCTCCACCACCACCAGCAACAACCATGTAGTCCATAGCATATGTAATAAGTCTTGGCCATGTGCCAGCTCTTGTTGCACTTAATTGACTTTGCATTGACCATATACCACTTGCTTTGTTTAATTCTTTTACGATAACTATTCCTGATCCACCTGCTCCACCATTTCCTTGTGATCTATTAGAACCTCCACCACCTCCACCACCAGTATTAGCTGTGCCTGCACTACCTGTTCCACCTGGACCTGTTCCTCCATTACCTCCACCACCAGGGCCTCCAGTTCCTGCTCCTCCAGGAGCGGCTGGACCACATTGATCTCTACTTCCTCCGCCACCACCAGCGTAAACACCACAATTTGGTACACCTGGAAAATCAGGACTTACATCTGTTCCGTTTCCACCATTTCCTCCTCCAGAAGCTGTTCCATCTGCACCAGCAGAACCAGAACCTCCTCCACCACCTGCTGCACCAACTGGACTAGATCCATCAGTAGCATCACCTCCGTCATTACCTTGAGGAGGACTAACAGGAGGAGTATTTCCTGATGCACCTGATTCTACTCCTGAAGGTGCTTGTCTAGCTCCACCTCCAGAACCACCTGTATTTGCAGTTCCAGAGGGTCCACTTGAACCTCCACCACCTCCATTTGATGTTACCGTTGAAAATACTGAATTAGAACCTGATACACCTGCCGCTGGATATCCTGTTGCACCAGCACCTCCAGCTCCAACTGTTGCTGTATAAGCTGTATTACCATCTACAGGTATTTCTAAATTTCTTAAACCACCAGCACCGCCGCCACCACCTCTATCATAACCTCCACCTGCACCACCTGCTACAACAACTGTTTTAATAAGTCTAGTTCCTGGTTGTGTGGTTACATCACCTGATGATGTTTTGGTTGTAACTTTATTTTTTCCAAAAGAAGTGTTATTCTTTTTTCCAATTACTCCTCCGTTTAATGAGCCTGATTTTGATCTAGGCATTTAAGTGTCCTCCTATTCGGACACCCAAGCTGTGCCATTCCAATCGTATTTGG